TACATATACTAATTGAATACTAACCTTAAAAAATAAAAAATCATGGCAACTAATTGTGTAAATCCACTGTATTCTATAAAAAGAGGATGTGACAAAGCCGTAGGTGGTATTTCAACTTTCTCCTTTGCGGAATTTGATCATATCGCTTCTGCTGTTACATTTTCAGAAGATGCATATGGACAAATAACTGGTGCAACCATTGTATCTGGTTCTTCTACACCATTCAAAACTGTACAACAACGATCAGGTGTTGGAAGTTTCAATGTTGAACAAGAATATGGAGACAACAACGGATCGATCGCATATAGAGCAGACCTTTCTTTGACCCTGTTCAAGAATGATTATCTACTAAGAAGATCAGTACTTGGCATACTTGAAGGAACAACTACTGCAATAGTTAAAACTGCTGACCAGCGCTATTGGCTAACTGGTACATTCGCAGGATTGGATGCGACTGCTGGCGCAATGAATTGGGGTCAAAATTTGACCGATTCGAACCAGACAGTATTCACTGTAAGCGAACAAAGCAGCGCTCCTCCAAAGGAGATCAGTTCTGCTGTTGCAATAGCTCTACTTGATGCAGACTCTGTATTGAGCTAAGAACTAACAAACTCAAGTCCCTAAATAAGAGAGGCCCTGTCCAAATGGATGGGGCTTTTTTAATACCTGAATATCCAGACCCTGTTGGGTATTTACCAATAAAGAACAGATGAACTTCATCTTGAACAAGAACGTACTGAACACATTGACACCCACCTTGATCAGGGACAATGTGTACTTCACAGCAGTCACAAGCAACTATGCCATTGACATGTACCATGTGCAGACCAATAGCACAAAGACGGCTATGGTTGCTGATGTTAGTACCTACCCTGCATCCTATCAGAGATTTGAATTGACTCTCAGTGGATCAGGGGAAAATCTCAGTGCATCTACTGCCAACCTTGAGTATGGACAGTTCAAGTTCACCTTCTATCCTGTAAGCGGATCCACACTGGCATCCATAGACAGGGCACAAAGACTTGGGATATCCCATGCATATGTGTCAGGAGCAACCCATTCATTGAGTGGAGTGACCCATGATAGTGGAGTTGATGATGTCATTGTCTGGAACAACTGACCATGAGTGAAAAGAAAAAAAAGAGAGAGGACCTTCCTTCTATTTCCATGAAGGAACTGGCAGCCAAGCCATATGTTGCAATTGTCAACAACGGACTTGATATGAAATCACCCAACAACACTGGGTGGGATTCACTTCCAATTGGGGGATCATTCGCATTCCTTGACAAGACAAAGAAATTCATCAACAACGGCAAGTACAACAACATTCCCAATGTGGTTGAAGACCTGTTGAACAAATCAGTTGAACACAACTCCATCCTGCAAGGAATAGTGGACTACATAGTTGGTGATGGATTGCAAGGAGAAGGAAGTCTTGAAGAATTCATCAGGAACAATGATGGAGAGAACGAAAATGAAGAGAACCTCAATGAACTCCTTCCTCTTTGGAGTTGGGACTTGAAGGTCCATGGAGGATGCTTGGTGAAAGTGGAGAGAGCAATGGATGGGAAGACCATTGCAAGACTTGACCACATTCCATACAGGGACATGAGAGTTCAGAAAGATTCTGGATCCATGAGGTTCATGATCTCGAAGAACTGGGATGGACCCAACAAGCTTCCAAAGAACGTCAAGACATATTCTGAGTTCTCTTCTGAGAGTGAAGAAGTAGAGTCCATTCTGTACATCAGACTGGCACAAAGCAGAAGGCAACTGTACACAAAGCCTGACTACTATCCATGCCATCCTTGGATCACCTTGGATGACAAGGTTGCCACATTCTACAACGCATCTATTGACAACGGCTATGCACCAAGCCTTGCCATCATCTTCTCACATCAACCAAATGAGGAGCAGATGGAACAGATAAGAGAGCAACTGGATGGAACACACAAAGGAGCAGAGAATGCTTCTCAAGTATTCCTGATGGGTGGTGGAGTAGCAGAGATCAAGCGAATTGAGCCGATCTCCACAGATGATCTATTTGTTCATCAGAACAACACCATATCAAGGAAGATCAGAGCAGCCCACAAAGTGACCAATGGAGCACTCTTTGGATTGGAGGATCTAGGAGATACCACATTCAAATTTGAGAGCCGTGATCAGCTTCTTATTGCATTCGCAGTCTTTGACAGAACGATCATCAGACCCTTCCAGAAAGTGTTGGAAGACGGGCTGAACAAATTGGTAGAAGCTAATGGGATCAAAGAGAAATTGGAGATCAAGTCATTCAAGTTGTTCGATGAAGAATTGCAGGCAGCATTGACAGCAGAAAGGCCAGCAGAATTGGAAGAACAGGAAGAGGTCATTGAAGATCCTCTACAAGTAAGGAAGGATTAACACACAAAAAGAAGAACCATGGCAACAAAAGTGAAATTCATATCAACCGATAAATTGAGGGAGTACTCCATCATTGAGAAGGACGTACAAGATGAGTCTTTGAAAGTAGCGATCTATAAAGCACAGACAGTTCATGTCCAGAAAATACTGGGATCTTCCCTGTATCAGGACCTGTACAACAAGATCAGTGGAGGCACTCTGACCTCTTCTGTGGACTTAACATTGATGAATGACCATGTGGTACCACTGACAGTGGAGTATGCCTCCTATGAGTGGCACAAGCACTCTGCATACAAGTCTGCCAATGAAGGTATCATGAAACCAAGGAACGAGCATTATGATTCAGCAGATCTGGATGAAGTGAAGTGGGTGATGGAAGGCATCAAGGAGACAGCAGAGATCCTCAGAGCCAAGACCATTGACTTCTTGTGCGACAATGCCAATGACTATCCTGCATACAAAGATTCAACAGATGACTTCTTGGACCCATCAGAGGGTGGAGGATTCTACATGGGAATAACCTGATGAGTGATTATAATTTGAGGCCTACCCAAGAGCAGTTGGAATTGCTCAAGAAGAAGCTTGGTGACAAACATCTGTCACTAGTGAAGCTGTTGCAGAAAGAAGCTGAAAAAGACAGAAAAGAGAAGAGTTGATATTGACTCAATCAAGACTTATATTCTATTATGAAGAGCAATTGGTTACCAACAACAACAGAATGGGATCAAATGTTGGATTCACTGTTCAATACGAATGATGAACCCAAAGAAGAAACAAAGGTCAATGGATACTTCACATTTAGTGATTCAAGGGACTTTGTAAGGTCCTTGAACTTTTCATCAAGAGAAGAATTCTATCAGTGGCACACCAACAATAAACCGAGCAACATTCCATTTGCAGCATGGAGAACATACAAGAACAAGGGTTGGAATGGTTGGTCTGATTTTCTTGGATATGATCCTTCTATGTCAAGTGGTGAACGATCGATCAAGAAGGCCTTGGATATTTCCAACATCAAATATGAATACAACAGGTCAAGACCTGACATGCCACATGCAATGAGATTTGATTTCTTCCTTCCAGAGATAGGAGAGAATGGATCAGCCATTGAATGGGATGGGATCGGACACTCAGAATCCAGATCCATATGGGGTGGAGAAGAGGGTCTAAAAAGGCAACAAGAACTAGATGGAATGAAGGATCAATATTGCAAGAAGAGAGACATATTGATGTACAGGGTCAAATATGATGACCCTGAATTTGTGCTTGATTAACAATCTGAGCCTCCAATTATGCAATCTTTTATGCAATCTCTCACAACTCCTGTCATTTACAAATCCTCCTTATACAACGAAAGCCCCATCAACAGGGGCTTTCAGAGCATTTGTCCACATGGACATCAGTGACCCGACTGGGAATAATTCTGCTGTCCACTTGGACACCTTTATTGTTCATCAACCCCTTGTCAGATAGGCCTTTCAGACAATATAGCCATGAACCTGTCCATTGACGTGCTCAGTGCTATGTGTCCAATTTTATGCAATCTTATGCAATCTATATAATAGGAGCAACCCCTCTCTCTTCATACATTGGTATTGTCAAATCAAAGTCAAATCAAACATCAATACAATGAAGAGCATTACAGCAGACAAGATCAAAGTCACATTGACCAAGAACAGCAAGTCCTGTTCCATCATTATGATCCTTTCATTCGGGTACAAGGAAGCATCAAGAACGATCAGTTCATTCAAGGACCTTGATGGGAACCAACAACCCTATCTGCAACTTCCAAAGATGGTCAACAAGCCAGCAAGAATTGCAACTGGACTGACCATTCAACAGAAGGACTGGGACAAGAAATTGAAAAGACCAACGGTCAGATCAGTAGAAGATGCACTGAACAAATGCAAGGAAAAGCTTGCACAGGACTTCAACGATATGATCAGAGAAGGAGTGGATATCACCCCAAATTCCATCAAGAACAGATACCAAGGAATTGTTGAGGGTGCTGTCCAAGTGGAGTCCATAGAGCAGGCCCATCAAGAGCAGGACATATGGTTCTATGATTGGTTCCAGTCATTGGCAAATGGAGAGATCAGGGATCTTGATCCTGACACATACAGAAGGCTCAAGTCCTATGGCAACTACATCCTCTCTTTTGAGGCAGCAGCAAGACAGGGCCTGATCAAGTGCAATGGATTGAAGGATGGCAAGATGATGTCTTCCTGCTTCACCTTGGAGACCTTCAACGCATTCAGGGACTACATCAAGTATGTGGACAGAAGCCCTCTTGACAACTTCGATGGATACAAAGTGAAGGTCAAAGTATTGCAGAAGAACGAGACAAGACAAGAAGGCAACAGGAAGATCCAAATTCCCTCTTTCTTCTCTGCCAATACAGCCAACAAGATCACTTCTCAATTGAGGAACGAAGCAAAGGAGATCATGGAAGCTACCATCACAGAAGAGTCCTTGATCCCAGTATACAAATGTGGATACAATGAGAAATCCATCAACAAGATGAAGGCTGTTCCAAGACCAAATACCAAGAAGGAACTGGCATTGGAAATAAATGACATCATCAAGATGGAGCAGTATGTGCCAGAAGACCCTGATCAAAGAAGCACAAGAGCAATTGCATTCTGCATGATGAAGACGGGTGTCAGGATCGGTGATGTAGAGAAGGTATTGGACTACCCATTTGAGACCATGGAGAAGAAGAACATCAAGTTCAGAGCACTGAAATTCAGACTATCCAAGAAGCCTCATCCATGGGTATGCATTCCAGAATTGGAGGGATTGGAGCAAGCAAGGGCAGCAGCCAAGGGCAAATACGAGACAAGAGAACTCTTCAACAAGAGGCTTCGCAAGTATTGCAAGGATGCAGGATTGGACAGAATGGTGTCAGCACCTGTTGAGAAAGCCAATGGAGTAGTGGTTGGAGAAGGCAAGCAATATCCATTGTGGAAGAAGATGTCCTCTCACAAGTTCAGAGCAACGTTCTTCACCTTGTTCAGTGAATTGGATATCTCCAAGAGTGTGATCAACATCATTCAGGGACATGCAGAGCAGACAAGGAACTCTTCTCAAGCATATAGTCAGGCAGAGTTGGAACGGACAGCAGCAGCCTTCCTGATCTCATTGAATGCACAGGAGAGCCTTGGGACCTTTGAAAAGAAGTGGTCCAAGTTCGAGAAGGTACAACGGATCCTTCCAAGTACGGGAACTGATGATGTGATGTATTGATAGATCAGAGGTGATCAACAAGAGCAAGGGACTTCTGAGAGGGGGTCCCTTTCTTTTTGTACCTCTTTCTCTGCTGTGCCTTGTATTGATCGTCAAGGACCAAGACTTCTTCCTTGGAGTATAGATGCTTGCTTCTTCCCCCTCTCTTTTCCTTGTAAACCAAAAGACCATCCTTGATATAGTTCCTCAGAGTACTCTTTCCAAATGACACAATGGAAAGGACCTGATTGAAATCAAGGTGGTCTTCCAATTCTTCGATCACGACAACTTGATCTTGGGGTTGTGTCAAGTCTTCCAACTGCCTTAGTCTATTGATGGTCTTGAGGTCTTGCCAGAAGCTATGTGCCTTCACAAGACCTGCCTTCATATCATCTTCATGGGAAAGACTTCCCAACTCATCATATATGCCTTGCAGCGTGGTCCTTAGATCGTCCATAGGACAAAGTTCTGGCATCCTTTCGTCCGCTGTTATCGCTTTTTATCCACAGAAAAGTGTGGACAGATGGAGGCTTTCTTTTTTCCACCTATTTATTCATGAGGCTTCCAAACCAACAACACCACTGGAAGTCTTCAATATTTAGGAATAGGGACCTGAATAGGAACAAAGGGACATGTGGAATTTGAAAGATATAGTGGACATAGAAACTAAAAAAGCACTGATAGAACTGAGCATTCAAGATCTGTTGAACAGAACAGATCCCAAGCAAAGGCTCAGACAGGAGGCTGAATTCTTCCCTCTCACATTGATCACAGCAACAAGAGTATCAGACTCATTCAAAGATCAGGCAGAGATAGAGGATATCCAGATCACAGACGTGGTTGGATTTGACAACTACCTGAAAGACAAAGAGCCAATAATGGTCAAACTCTTCAAGAAGATGATAGGACTATATGACCAAGGCTTCTATGCCTTGGCAGTGTTCGTATCCAAAGAGCAATATGAACTGGCAGACAAGATCTTGAAAGCCATGATCAACTTCACTTGGAATGTTGCAGAGTCCTATCACAGAGGCTTTGACGGTGGACAATTCTTCTATGAATCCATTGTGCCCCTTTTCCTGAAATACAACAAATACATCAGAGAAGGACAATGGAGGCTTTCATGCAAATAACAGGGACCACTTCATTTGATGATAGTTGGAGGAATCAACAACTAGCAGCAGCAACAGCAGCAACCATTGATGAGATTGCCATGATCATATATGAGGACAAGTGGAACATCTTCTCAGACATGATCGACAATTCTCTCAAATACAGAACACTTAAAGATGATGCATTGGCCTTCCTTGTAGGAGAGGTCTTGGAATCTGGAAGAAAGACAAAGACCATCCTCAATCTATTCAACAAGAGGAACCATGAGTTCAGAGCATTCATCTGGACCATGTGTGAAAGACAATTCAAATTTGGTGACAGCAAGTGGTACAGGCTCTTTGAACGATATCTTGAGAAGACCACTGCACAGACCGAATTCAAGACACCCTTCTATTCAATAACAGAACCTGATGAGCCAACCAGAAAGGAAGAGGTGGTCAAATTCAGAGAGAACTTGGATCAGCTATTGTTGACCCATTGTCATTGGTGGGAGGCTCAACTGTATGCCATATACAGATTCAATTGGTTCAAGAAGCAACCATGGGGCACTAATGGGAAGTTCCCCACATATGATCAGATCCACGAGAAGACCACCATTCCAAGGTCCACCATATGTGCCACTGTCAAAAGAGTAGAGGAGATCATTGTGAAGAACTACCCTCTGATGTTCGGACAGGAACCACCAAATATCTGGGATTACTGATGTGGATCACATTCAAATATCAACTCCTTCCATCTAAAGAACAAAAGAGGACATTGGACCTGTGCTTCCATGGCAACAGGAAGGTCTTCAATCATCATATGGCAAAGGTCAAGAAGGGCCAATTCTTCGATATCAACAAAGCAAGCAAAGACCTTCCACAACTAACCGACAAATACAAGTGGTTAAGGAAGATCCCAACAACCATACTTGAGGGATCACTCAAGATCCTCAAGTCCAACCTACGAAGGAAGGATATGGCATTCATGGCAAACAAGAACAAGCAGACCATGAACGTCCCAAAGATCACCATCGAAGATCAGAGGGTGTTCTTCTATGGACTCAAGAAGCCCATCAAGATGAACATGCACAGGCCCATCAAAGGCAATGTCAGATTTGCCAAGATCACAAAGCAGAACAACAAGTACTTCATATGCATCTACTGCTCCACATCTGGGGATCAATTGGAGCGCACTGGAAAGAAGGTTGGAATTGATGTGGGACTCAAGGACTTTGCAACCCTCTCCACTGGGAAGAAGATCTCCAATGACAGGCAGTTGGAGAAGATCCAAAAGAAGATGTCCTTCTATTATGGACAACTGCACAAGCTGGATCAGAATACAGCAAAGGCCAAGAAGATATTGGACAAGATGAGTAGGCTTGCCATCAGGATCCACAATAGAAGACATGACCGATTGCACAAGATCTCTACCTATATGGTGCAGGAGTTCGATGCCATCGCAGTAGAGGACTTGGACTTGAAGCAGATGATCAGTGCAGGTGGAATGAAATTGTCACTCAGAAGTGCAGGTCTTGGGAAGTTCTTCAAGCAACTGGCAGAGAAGGCAGCATTCCATGGAAGGAGACTTGTCAAAGCAGATAGATGGTTCCCATCATCGAAGAAGTGCAACAGTTGTGGAGAGGTCAACAAGGACCTCAAGTTGTCCCAAAGGCAATGGGAATGTCCCTCATGCAATACAGTGCTCCACAGAGATCTCAATGCCTCAAAGAACCTAGAGGATCTGATCTGAAATTTCTCTCTCTTTTTTTCTTTTTCTGTCTATTTATTTAAGAAGAATATGATCTGGTTGTGGGTTGCAGCCTGATCCAAAATAGAAAGAGAGGGAGCCGTTCCAACCAACAGAGTGAAGAAGGCAGTGAACTCTTGATGATCGAGAAGATCAAGGCCACAAAAGTATGATGATCCAGTGTGTCTGTCCATGAGAGAGGCACACTGGATTTTTTATGTTGATAAAAAGCAACAACAACAACAGGCCAAATGCCAGAACTTTGAATTATGAAGAACGAACACATCCTCAAACAATACAAGAAAAAAGAAGAAGAAAGGAAACTCAAAGAAAAAAGAGAGAGGATCCGCAATAGAAAAAAAGCAAGGATAGAGGATCGTCAAGATAAGTTGGTGGATGAAGCTGGGGACATGGACAGGTTCCTCAAGGACCTATTATAAGGCCAAAGCCAAGATCACAACCCCTTCTATCACAACAACAGTGGTTAACACAACAACCTTCCAACGGATACGCCTCAACTCCTTCTTCAACTCAGATATATAGTCATCCTTCAACGCCATAGCTTCCTGATCATTGGTCCTGATCTCCTCCATGGATTTGATGGTCTTCTTCAACAATTGGATCTGCTTGCTTTGCTTGGTGTCAATGGAGTCCATTTGTGCTATTTCCTCCTCATATAAGGCCATCTGAGCCTCTATCTCTACAAGGATGCTGTCTGATGTCTGGAAGTATGCAAAGTCTGCTGTGAGTTGCTTAAATCTATGCTTTGACATAACTGCAACAGAGTCCCCATCAAGGACCATAAGCTTGGGCAGGTCGTATTGCGCAAATAGTGCAACGCAAAATGTGACAAATAAGGTGGTCAAGAAGACTCTCATGCCTATAAATAGACAGAATGGGAAGCTTCTCTCTCCTTTTTCTTTTGACAATTTGCTCTGAGATTTGATTTTCTGACTATTTAGAATTAAAGTGTACAGGATTTAGTGAAATAGGATTAGGAATTGCAGTTCTTGGCTCTCAACTGGAAGACAAAAAGAGAGATGGCAGAAGTTGGACTTTCCACTGCTGGAAAAAATCAAAGGAAAGGAGGAACATGAACCCAAAAAGACCTGAAAGCGGCAGAGAGGGACCGACCAAGCGTCCTTGTCGCACAAGAAACTGGCGATCCGTTGGGATTGAAATTATAAGGTCTTGCCTAGCTGCATTCGATAAAAGATGCAGGTTGGATGAAGAAGAGAATAGGAACTTGGATATCATCAACAACCCAGAGGGGCCAAAAAAGGTGCATGGAGGATGTGTGAAACACATTCTACTCAGCAGATACAAGCCATTCTGCATACCTCAAGTATATCCTACTCCTATAGATATACCCAGAGAGAGGAAGGCTTGGTGTACCCAGTAACGAGATATTGACAGTTGGTCTTCTTTCAGGTCTTCCAACTATCGAGAGAGCCTCATTCCAAGTGGATGGGGCTTTTCTTTTGACTTTTTTCTCCAACTCTTCATTTTCCTCCTATTTATGATTAAAGTATAAAATGACAATACAACCTATCATAGAGTCAACGAGCATCCTAGAGGCATTAGCAATTGCCTTCATGATATGGTCCATTCAAGATTTTGCATTTGCCGCAAGACTCATCCATCAGAACTACAAGGGTGGAAGCTTCATCAGTGCATCAAGACTTGCATGGGATATGATCACCAACTGCTTCAAGTGTTCCTCATTCCATATAACATGGATCCTGACAATGGACTTCCTACTGGCAGCCCAAGTAGCCTTTGTTGCTTGGGTGATAGGGTCAGCAACAAATGCAGGGAATAAGATATGAAGTGCCCAGACCCATATGGAAAGCCAGAAAGCACAGAACAGTTGGACCAACTCCTGTCCTTGATGAGAAGAAAGACAAGCGAAGAAGACAAGGCAGAGTTGGTCATGTTCTATCAGCAGATCATGGACCCACAGTTCACAGGACAGTACTGCAACAGTTGTCAAGGACTTGAAGCTTATAAGCAATGTCTTCGTTGGACAGTGACAGCCAAGATGCACAGTTGGAGAGAAGAATTGAAAAAAGAAGAAGAGGAATGACACTGCAAGACGAAATAAAAGAACTCAGATCTGCCATCAATTGTCAGTGGGGCACCAATGAATGCAGGGTTGCCATTCAGAACGCTGCAAGAAGATATATGAAGCAGAATGCATTCATCAATGAGAACTGCTCCTCATGCAAAGAACTAAAGACAGTGCAGGACAGGCTCAAGTTCCTTCTTCAAAGCAAAGAGAGTGAAGAGAAGAGGATCTTGGAAGAGTTCCAAGAACAGAAGAAAGAGAAACCATCACCTGTTGACTTGACCAAGAGACTTGTCCAGCGATATGTCAACGGACCAATGAAGAAGAAGAAATGACAACAAGACAGAGATACGAGCAGATAATTTGCTGCATGGACTGGATCAGCAAAGAAGAGCAACAAGAACTGCTCAACAGCCTGTTCAAAGAAGAAGAAAAAGAGAGAGAAGAAAATTAAGATCAAACAAACTCAAATGGGGATGAGAGCAAATAGAGAGAAAGATGAGTGGAAGTACTTACAGCAAGGAGTTCTATCAGAAGCACAGAGAAGCCTATATCAAAGCCTCTGCCAAATGGAACAAGAACAACAAGGATAAGGTCAAGGAAGCCCTTGAGAAGAGGATGGAGGACCCTGAATATGCAGAAGAAAAGAAGAAGAAGGACAGAGAGAGGTTCAAGATCTATTATGAAAAGAACAAAGAAGAAATAAGAAGGAAGAACTTGGAGAGATACCATAGAAAAAAGAAAGAGAACAATGACAACGAAAGAGAGGAATGAGTACTGCAAGAATCAGATCAAGGATCTGGGAATGTTCCTATCCATGATGGAGAAGAAAGAAGCAGAACTGATCAAACAAGAGAACTATGAACTGCTCAGATCGCATCAGTTGAAAAGAGCATACATGGAGAAGAAGTTGAACAACTACAAGGAGAACATCAAATGAAATCAGACTCAACATGCAGAATGTGCAGCAAGAAGGCAGAGAAGACCTCTTCCTCAACACCTCTGAGATCAGAGGAAGGAAGCAGGTATGAGGTGGTGGATGTCTACAGTTGCAAAGGCTGTGGTCACGTCCAGAAAGTAATCTACATGCAAGACAAATAGAGAAGTCGATCGTGAAGAAGGAGAAAGGATACACCAAAGAAGAACACCTCTCTGACAAGAAGTTCCAGATCTGGACAGGTGCAACCCAGACCTTCAAAGATAGAGGATGGTATGAAGAACTCTGTGAACTGGCATTCATCACCAACAAGCCTCATAGAGGATATGAGTCAGCCAAGAAGCACAGGAACAAGAGAAGCGGTGGAGGCGATCAATGGGCAAAGGACGTGATCATGCAGAAAGAGGACCCAGAAGGTTGGGAAAAAGAGGTCAGAAGAAGGTGGTATCAGAAGAACAGAAAGACAGTGATCAAAAAGAGCAAGAAGTGGGCAAAGGAAAATGCAGATAAAGTAAAAGCCTACAAAAAGAAGTACTACGAAAGGAACAAGGAGAAGGTCAAGGAGAGATCAAAAAAGTGGAAAAAGGAGAACCCTGAAAAGGCGAAAGCCAGTCAGAAGAAATTAAGAGATACAAAAAAAAATAAAGAGTACCAGAAGCAATGGAGAAAGGAGAATCCTGATAAAGTAAAAGCCAGTCAGGATCGATATAAAAAAAAGAAGAAATAACAATGGGACAACACATAAATAAATTCAGCAAAGAACAGAAAGCACAATGGGTCAAGGAATATGGAAGCGAAGCCAAGGGATATTATAGATGGACCAAGGAGAACGATCCAGAGAAGTTCAGGGAGTGGTACGATAGAGGAAAAGCGAAAGAAAGAGAGCGATATGCCACAGACCCAGAATACAAGAAGAATAAAGATGAGAAGCATACACAATGGATAGAGGACAACAGAGAAGCCTATAGGGACTATCAGAGGGAATACCAAAGGAAGTACAGAGAAGCAAATAGAAAGAAGGTCAGGGCCATACAAAAGAAGTCCTGTGAGAAATACAAAGAAGAGAATGGGATGACCCCTCAACAAGCATACTATCACAACAACAAGGACAAGATCCTAAAAAGAGAAAGAAAGAGAAGGATGAGCAAAAGAATAGAGCAGTTCCTGCATCAGAAAATAGCAGAGTTCAAGCCATTGTGCCAAGATGCACATGACAAGGAATATGAACTGGAAGCATGGAGTGACTTCTTCAAAGTGATCAGTGAGGAGTTCTTGAAGATGTCGAACAAGTTGAAGAACAAAAAGAAGGAGCAATCATGAATATAAAAGCACAAGCAATGATAGGAATTGGGATGCTGTTGTCACTGGCAGCACTATTCTATCAACTGGAAATGTGGATATGGATGGCAGGGATGATATTTGCAACCATACCTGCATGGATCGTTCTGTTCAACAGCAGAAGTGCAACAGTACGACCAGAACCATACATCCACCAGATCTCCCAAGAACATCAGCAGGAGACAGAATACGACCATGACAACTGGATCAGTCCGACCATCCAACTCAAGGAGGTTGAGGTCTTCGATCATCGACATGCAGAATCAGCAGAGACACCATCATCTATGTTCATTCTGAAAGACCCAGAATTGAAAATGAAATATGAGGTGGACCAGAACTTTTGTGACAACAATGGGTCTGTTGCCTATGAGACCAGAGTGGAACTCCAATGCAAGGACAAATCAACCAACAGGTCATTGTTGGACAAGCTGGATGAATCCTATCTGTCCATGATCGGATTGGATGAGGAAGGCAATTACTGGAAGCTTGGTTGGCAATATGGGATGTATTCAGAGTATGATCACAAGAACAACAGGGTCATCATGCATACAGAAGAGGGATATCCACCAATGATCATGGAGAAATAAAATGAACCACCATCTGAGATACGACCCCAAGGAGAAGATGCAGGTCTTGACCATAAAGGCAGAGAGCATATCAGAATTGGAAGAATATCTGGGAAGGGTATTGAAAGAAATAAAGAAGAAGAAATGAAAGCCCCCTCCTCAATAGAATTCAGTTGTGAAGACTGTCAAGGAAGAGTCTGGACAAGACCTCACAATACACTTCTGATCAAGTGTACACAGTGTGGGAGGGAGTATATAGAATCACCAAATAAAGATGAAGACGAGTAGAAAATTGAAGATGATAGCAATATCAATTGGGGCAGTTGCAGGATTGATTGCACTAGTTAGTCCACTGGGGTTGATGAACCATTCACAAGCTGCAATCTGGTTCATTGGACTAACTCTATTCCTGTTGAGCAGACACTACTCATTGAAGATGGAAGATGAGGACAGACTGAACTGGATATTGGACAATTATGATATGGACAAAGTTGAGCAGATGGCAGAGGATCTGATGGAGTACATGAAAGAGGACAATGAGCATGTCTTCCTTAGTGACTTCTGGACCACAAAGGACAGACCATATTCTCCTGATCAGGTGCAGGATTTGATCACAATATCACAGAAGTTCCACAAGGCTGTTGATCTAGCAAAGAAGGTATCAACCCAGAGGCTCTATACACGAGCACTGAAAAGAGCAATGAAGAAAGAAGATGAGTGAAGGAATCATATATATGGCAACCTGTCAGATGACAGGGAAGAAGTATGTTGGTGGGACCAAGTATTCTCTTGACAAAAGAAAGAGACAACATATTAGTTCAGCTATGAACTATGGAGCATACAACGAATTCTTCAAAGCCATCAGGACGTGGGGTGAGTGGTCATTTGATTGGGAGGTGTTGGTTGATATGAATGAGTTGCCTGATGACAATTTGTGGGATATAGAGAGACAGTTGATAGTTCAATATGATCTTCTAGAACCTGACAAAGGGTATAATATGACACAAGGAAGAGGTGGACTTGGGAGAGTGGTAAGTGAAGAGACAAGAGAGAAGCACAGGAAGGATGAGGTTCATATTTTCTATCATGATGACCATGGGATAGAAGAATGTACACAATATAGTCTTGGATCAAAGTATGATGTTAGACTGGGAAACTTATCTCAATTAATAAGTGGGAAGAGAAAGTCTGCAAATGGATGGAGGATGACAGAGCAGAAATTTGCACAATCTGGTGAGAATAACCCTGCATATACCAGTGTTGTATATCACTTTCATCACCCTGTTGAGGGAGTTCAGAAGATGACTCAACATGAATTAAAAGTAAAATATGATCTGCACAACCATAAAGGGAACATATCACTTGTTGTTAATGGATTGCAAAAGTCTGTCAAAGGATGGAGGGTCATTGGTGTTGAACCAGAATACATAATACAATGAGCGAAGAAGAGAAACCAAAGAACAAAGGTGGGAGACCAAGGAATGAGAAGCCTTCACCAACCAAGAGTGATCACAAAGATGGGATCAAGAAGAAGTATGAGAAGTGGACTGAGGAAAGACTTGAGGACCTATCTGAAAGGATGTGGGAATATTTCAAAGAGAATGAGCATGCATACACCTTTGAGGGGTTCTTTGCAAGGCAGGATGATGTGCCTTGGTATGATGGTCTGTTGAAGTTTCTATGCAACAGGAGTCCGAGTTTTTTTGCCTGTCACAGTCGCGTTAAAGCCCTGATCAAGGATCGCTTGGTTTCCCAAGGCATCAAAAATCCCAAGATCAATGGAGTGGCATACAAGCTGATATTGCTCAATCAAGCACAGGATATGATCAATCCAGACGAAAAATCAACACACATACATGTACCTCCAACTTTTGTCCAGCTCAATGCACCCACAGCTCCCAGACAAATAGAAGCCACTGATCTTGTTGAAACCCCTCCTGATTCCAACCACTATGCTGTGCAATTATCTATGCAATCTTCTGGATCTTCTGAGACTTTGAGCACAGATCTGTGATCCCATGTGGGCTATTCAATTGGAAATCCTCAACCAAACCTCCAACCAAGGACAATAGAAAGCACTGAGGCTTTATCCTATCGACTCTCTGAGGCTTTCTTTCATTTTCGGTATGATGACACCCTTGAACTGAGTTAAGGGCTTAGAGAGGCTCTAATGAGGTCTTTGATTTGGTCTTATTGTTGGATTTTAACAGGGACAACAAGTGATTGGGGTTTCTGAACCAATGGGATGCTGTCATAGTCATTCCGTGTGTGAGCCTCTATCCTGTCAAAAACTAAGATCCAACAATTCCACTATCTAAAAATAAAATCCCAACACATGGGAATCAATCATATCCAAAAAAAGTAACAAGACAAATTGATCCAACATCTGGACTTTTAAAAGAATGAAGAGTGGAGTCTCTTTCCCAAGTCCTGTCAATGCATAAGGAGAGTTCTGTTGCTTCAACTTTGAGCAATTCAGGATCACAAAGGTTGGGACTCCTTGCAAGAATAAGAAAGGCTCCACAAGTACCTGTCTTGTCCTCTTGAGTACCTGACATCCATTGGTCCATTGAGGCTTTGTGGAGAGTTGCTTCTCTTATCCATTCTGGGACCACACATGGGTCTTCTTCTGGAAAGTAGAACTTGTATATCTGGATGCAGGACCAGATGATACCAACTATCAATGCCACATACCCAATTCCTTTGAGGATGTTCTTTCCAGTGTTGACCCTCTTCTCTTTTTTGAATCCACCTTTCTGATGGAACATCTTCCCTTTGGCTGTGATGATGAATGATGGAGTTGCAGACTTCTGTTGTTCTTCATCTATCAACACTCTTCTCTTGGCATATCCCAGATCACAGAGATGATGGATCATCAAGCCAATATCAGTGACTTGAACATCAGACCCATTGTATGCTTTGATGAATGCTGAATGGTAAATAGGGATACTTCCAGACTTGTTCCTTTCATACATCAGAGTCAACACCTTGTCCAGATCCTTCAAGGACTCTTTGTATTCTGACATGTGGTGAAATTAGAGACAAAAAAAAGACCCCAACTCATCCGTGAGTCAAGGTCTTGGAACAACCATTGAAATTTTAAGAAGGATATCAGACCCTTCCTGTTGTATAAATAGGTTGAGCAAAGGAAACGTCCCAACAATTCATCTATCAAAAAAAAAGATCCTCACACATGGGGACTTTGCTTTTTTCTTGGTATTTATAATTGACACCAACTGGAAGGTGGTGTTGAGTTCCATAAAGGAACAACGAATGTTGGACCATTTATGGATTTGAATTTCAGCAAGTCTGGGATTAGATTGAATCAGAATTAAAAGAGAGAGAAATGAAGAAGACAATACTAGCACTAGCACTATTGGTTGTATTTGGCCTGACCTCTTGCACAGAAGGAATAAGAGCAAGAAAATTTGGAGGGAAATGGAAGATAGAACTAAAAGAGAACGAAGAATTCATCAATGTTACTTGGAAGAGGAACAACTTATGGGTGATCACAAGAGATACCATCACAGGCAAGATATATGCAAGAGAACATTCCAGTTATGGGATCTTGGAAGGAGAAGTTGAAATTGATAAAAATCAACAACAATGAGACTATTCAAAAGAAAAAAGAAGAGAACCAATGAAATTCAATCCACTTCCTCATCACCTTTGACATAGTACCCATCTTCTATTTCTTCTGAGACCTCATTGTGGGTCTCTTTTTCTTTGTAGAAAGATTGGTGGTGGTGCCCATATCCGTATCCATAGCCGTATGGATTGCCTCTTGCCTCATGCATATAGTCATTCCCGATCCCTGTCTGTCTGTCCCTGAATGCGCCTATTCCCTTTCCTCCTAATACGTACAACGCAAAGGAACTCAGTGCCCATTTGAGGTTGCCTGCAACTATGAAGATAGATTGGTCTTCTGAGACCTTGTGTCCAGCGAATGCAGCCCATACAAGGAAGACATTGAGAAGGAAGAAGGCACAGAAGCTGACAAAGAGATAGAACCTGCCTTGAGAGTATTTGTAGTACCCCTTGTGCTTCTCTTTGATTATGTCATTGATGAATGTCATGTGTACAAAAAGAGCCTCCCGAATCAACAGAAGGCTCTCCCAACTAAAAAAATAACAATTAGACTAAATGGCTGTAAAGTCTGTCTATAAATAGGTAGAAATTCTAAGTTGTCATCAACTTCTTGGCTTCCATCAAGATCTGGGATGTCTTGTCTCTTTCCACCAACAGGACCACATTGGAGATAGGATCAACTGGGTCTTGATCGTTCTCAATGCCGATCAGTCCTTTCTCCTTGGTCAATTCCATAATACCATTCCTCAAGTGCAACATTGCAATGGCACCTTTGGTCTCAAAGATCACTTGGAACTTCCTGACCTTTTTCAGGGTGATGATATCCGTATTGGGCAGGATCTTGTGTTCTTGCTTCAATATTGAAGTGTGATCATAGACCCTCATATTTTGGATTGACTTTCTCATTGGTCTATGCTGGTTGGAGTCGTTCTATTTCTTTTTGCAGGCTCTCAATTGCAAGTTCAAGAGATCGAATCTTTGCCTTCTTTATGTCATGCTCCCAGTCTGATGTTCTTGCTACAACTCCACCTTTGGGAATATCTATATAGCACATACCCATATACCTCTGTCCTATTTTCTGGATGGTTGGCTTGTATGTTCTTTCAAATCTGAAATCTGAATTGGAATCATAGTACATCTCTTCCCATGCCTTGGAGTTCTCTTTTTTCAATTGGTTAAGTTGTTGTGTTGCTTGTGTCATTTGTTCTAGTTTTTAATTGGTTCGATTATAAATAGGGAGAAAAAATCAAATCCTCACTTTCTCTCTTTTTTTCTTTCATTCCCTGCACAAAGTTCTGGCATCCTTTCACCCGCTGTTATCGCTTTTTATCCACAGAAAAGTGTGGACAGATGGAGACATTGGTCAACTTGAAGGCACAAAAAAAGCCCCGTCTTGGGGGGACAGGGCCTTCAATTGTGTATGATAAAACGAAGACTTGAAACCTTAGGATCTCTCTCTCTTCTCTTTATAAATATAGTGGTGAAATTGTGAAATCACAAGAAATCCACAAAAAGTGAGGGTCTGCCATATTTCAGACAGACCCTCGTGTCAAATCAATCATCAAATCAGGCACCTCAAATGAGTTGACCAATTTATGGTTGATGGGGCAAAGATAAGACTGAATGGATATCTGATGGGGTCTGGGTATTTATCCAGAAACACCCATGTCAACAGCCTCATATGATCTGACCTACCTGCAAGGAGTAGCATACAACTACTTGATGGACCCTGATATCCTTGAGGTATGCTTTGGGGGTGCCAAAGGTGGAGGGAAGTCCAGATTGGTTGGGATCTATTTGATCACTCAATGCCTGAAATATCCCAACAGCAGATGGTTGCTTGGAAGGCACAAACTTAATAGACTACTACAAACCACAGTTGTCACTATTAAGGAGATCGCAAGAGAGATGGGAATTGAGATCCATCACCAACAACAGCCCAATCACATCTTGAGAATTGGGTCTTCTGAGATCCTATGTGTAAGCCTTGACAATACAGAAGGAGAAGCAGCAGCAAAGCTTGGGTCCCTTGAGGTATGTGCTTGCATTGTGGATGAGGCAGCAGAGATCTCATTTGACGTGTACTCAACACTGATCACACTGTGCAGATATCGCTTGGATGAATTTGGATTGACACCAAAGGTCTTGGTCTGCACAAATCCAACAAAAAATTGGGTGAAATCTAGGTTCTATGACAGGTGGAGAGATGACACTCTTCCAAAAGGAAGAAAGTTCATTCAGGTACTTCCCAAGGACAATGAGATGCTGCCCAAGTCCTATTTGGAGGCTCTTTCATTGGAGAACCTTGGGCCTGAAAAGTATGCTTGTTGGATAGAAGGGGACTGGGAATATGCAACAGACAACATTGGTGTATTTGATCAGAGGGACGTATTCCGAGCCATTGGAAGAGGACAAGTGGAACCTACCTTCCCAAGATACCTGACCATTGACATTGCAGCAGGAGTTGGATTGGACAACACTGTGTTCACCTATTGGGAAGGGTGGAACTGCAAAGAGATCCATGTATTTGACAAAGAGATCTCTGAGACCATTGCCTTTGCAAGACAATTCATCAGCCAGAAGAACATTGCTGCTCATCATGTAGTGGTGGATCAGACTGGATTGGGAATAGCAGTGCATCAGGCACTGAGAGGATCCGTTGGGTTCCATGCCAATCAGAGACCCATTGACAAGGACCCATATCAGAATGTGAAAGCACAGACCTTCTACAAGTTCGCTGAAAGACTAAGAAAGGGAGAGGTGTCCCTTCCAAGGTTGGACCCTGACATGCAGAAGAGGATGGTGGATGAATTCGATTCAGTGACAACATGGAACCAATTGAATGATGGCAAGACGGCTATCAACCCAAAGAAGGACCAAATGAACAGGAACAATGGAAGGTCCCCAGATATTCTGGACTCATTGATCATGAGAGAATACTTGGCTCTCAAGCAAGGATCAGGAATGTTCTTCCAAGTACTAAAAAGATAAAAGAGAGAGAGAAAGATGCAAGAAGTAGAATACATCGACAAAGAGCAAGAGATAGAATTCACATTTGAGGTCCCAGAGACCCCAGAGGAAGTGCTGTTGAAGCACTTCCAAGGGTACATCAGCCTGACCAACAGATGGAAGGAAGAGAACCCAGATGACAAGATCACAGATCAGAGACACGGTATCATAATTCTGGCAGCCATCAGTGACACCAAGCCAGAGGACATTGAGAAGATGAGGGTGGAGCAATTTGAAGAACTGATGACATATGCCATGCCAATATTCACAAGTGCATTTGCACAGGTGGAGCATGGTGAACCAAGAGAAGAGGAGCAGACCATCACCATTGATGGAACGGTTTACAGGGTCAGTGAGGACTTTGACAATTTGAATGCAGGACAATGGGCAGACATTGGGGACCTGATAGGAAGAGCAGACTACCATGAAGCCTTCCACATCATCTTGGCAATGGTTCTGAGGAAGGAAGGTGATGCAGGATATATCAACCCAAAGGAAGTGATGAGAAGGGCACCGATATTCCAAGAGAAAGCCAAGTACAAGGACATTGACAGGCTGCTTTTTTTTTGTTCCAATGGTGGGGAGAGATTCAATCCATTTATGAGAATCTATTTGGTGCAGACCATGGGACTGACTCAAGCGATGAAGGTTATTCCTCTAATGACATCGCAAGAGCCAACTTCCAAAAAGACTGGGGGTATTATGGGAGCATCATTGCAATTCAGGAGTCTGGGATCTTCGGATCAACACTCCAACAAACAAGAGAAGGAAACGTGATAGAGGCACTGAACTATTTATCATATAAGAAAGGTCTGATTGATCAGACAAGTAAAAAATGAAGAACGCAACACTAAAAGCACTATATCAAGTCTTTGAAAGACTGGCAGAGTCAGACTTGAGGGTTAATGAATACAGAGTAAGCAACATCTTTGAACAAGATGAGAAAGACCTTGTGACACCTACTGTCCTGATCAATTCGATCGGATCGACATTGGAAAGAGGTGCAAACGGGGATATCCACACCATGACCCATAGATTGGCCTTGTTCTGCTTGTCCCACAAGTTCGAAGATGACAGTGATATTGTGGATGTGCAGAGTGATACCGAGTCCATCTTGTTCGATATGGCAGGAAGGCTCAATGATGCAGGTGAATTCTATGATCTTGGATTTGAGATCCAAGGCAGTCCAACAGCAGAACCATTCTATGTGAAAGGAAATGATGGACTGGCAGGTTCTGTGATGACCATTGAGGTCAGAGGTCCATATATCATAGGAGAATGCCAACTACCTACCGATCCACTCCCTACCATTGGAAGTGGTTACAGTGGCACAACTTCAAGTTCTTCCTCTTTTTCTTGCAGTGATCTTTCTGGATGTTCCATCATAACACAGATACAAGCGGACATTGCCTCTATAAGCGGCAACACAGGTGGAGGTGGACTTGCAGCTACTGGATTGACTGATTCCATCACAGTAGGAGAAGATGTGAATTTAGGAGATGTGTTGTTCATTGCGTATGACAACCTTTGGTACAAGGCAGACAATCAATCACACTATTCTGCATCAACAGAATTAAGACTTGCTCTTGAGAATGTGAATTCAGGGTCATCTACCAATGCATTGGTGCAAGGTCTTGCATATCATCCAACAGCAACTTTGGATGGAAGAGAATACTGGTTGTCACAACTAGGTGCTATCACAGTTGTACAGACATGGGGGTCAGGTGAATTGCAACGCTATATAGGAACATCAAGGTCCAACAATCTGTTCTATTTCAATCCAGATCAGATCCACATGGAAATGAGTGGTACCAATGAGGTCTACTCTATCAATGATATTCCTATTTGGCATCCACCAGCCTCAACACACAACAAGACCTACGTACAACAAGGAACAAATATCACTACTGGTGGAACAGAAGATGCTCCGACCATCAATGTGGATCCGAATTTCACCTCTTTGTCTGCAACCACATATTTCTCAGGAAATAGTGAGAATGGATATGTTGACATTGCTACATTGATAACTGGCTCAGGTGTATATGTTCCACAATCAGGAGGAACCTTCACAGGAGGTCTCCAAGTGGAAGATGTGACCTTCAATGATGAAGGAACAGCATTGGAGAATTTCCAATTCCAACAGAATGTGGAATTGAGTCAAGAGAACTATCAAGGGATCTTGTTCATGGGCAATTCCAATGGGAACCTCAACATCAACTCTTCAACAGGGTTCACTTTTGTTGAATCAAGTAGTACCATGAATGTTGGGAACATCAATGGAACGATCATTTCAGGAGGGACCTTCTATTCTGGTTCAACTCCATTGAACGATCTTCTTGGAGGAGGAGGTTCTAGTCACAACAAGACCTACGTACAACAAGGAACAAATATCACTACTGGTGGAACAGAAGATGCTCCGACTATCAATGTGGACCCAAATTTCACTACGTTAACAGCATCTACTTTCTATTCTGGAACAACACCTGTCAACACTATATTGTCAGACTTCGTATCCAATACCAATGGAGGAAGCATAAGCGCTAATACGAGCATGAACAATGTGAGGCTTGCTATCCAGAACGGAGCCACCATCAGGATGGTAGACCAGACAGCAGGTCGTGTTCTCTATTTGGACAATTCAAAAGACATAGCAAGTGAAGCAGGCTTCACTTATGATGCTTCCAGCAACCTTCTTACCGTATCTTCTCTTTATACAGACAGGGCAGAACTGAGTGAAGCAGAAATGACCCTGACAGATGCAACAGAGCTTGTAGTGGACCTTTCTGTTGGCCACTTTCAAGTGTTCAGCTCTACAACGGCTACCACAATAGGGTTCTACAACTCTTCACCACTGGGATCAGCAGCGGGTTACTCTGTCCTCTTGTATGGAGCACATGCAGACAGCTCTTGGACCTTGTCTTCTGCAACCAACCACCTAGGAAGCACAGCACTTCAAGAAGACTCAGGTGTGATCATTTCTGGCAACTCAAGCGTTGGCAATGTAAGTGTTGAATTCAGAAATGCACAGAACCACTTAGGAAGCAATATCTTCTTGATATCTGCTGATTCATTTTCTGCTCTGACATGATCCCTTTAACACTTAGACATAACAAAAGACGATCTATTCCAGCAACTCCACCAGCAGGATGGACCAATGGGTATTCCATCGACCTTGATGGAGTTGATGAGTATGCTGTGAGAGATTCCTATTCACTTTCAGGTGATACCTCATCTGGGGGCAGGACTATTGCATTTTGGATGAAGACAGGTTCCATTGGAGCATCTGACAGAAAAAGGATCGTTCAAGTCCAAGATCAAAGCACCTCCACATACAATGGGTTCTGGTCTGTTAGGTTGCACGGGACCAGCGGACCAACGGTCAAAATGAGAATGCAGAGAAGAGTGGAGAACGGGTCTACTTTTTCTCCTGCCACCAACATAGATTCATCGTTCACATTTGCTGCAAATACTTGGTACTTGGTCGGCATCAGCACCAATGGTTCTGGCATCAAATTGTATCAAAATAGCACCATAGACTCAAGAAATAGCAGCAGCAGTGGAGATTGGTGGGGAGATTGCGGGTGGATCACAGGCGCTGTGAATTATCACATTGGATCAACCAAAGCTGGATCACAGTACCATGATGGAATGTTCAGCGAGTCCTACTATTTTGACAAAGAGCTGTCCACTTCTGAATGGAATTCTTTGTACAATTCTGGGACACCAGTGGACCCAGACTCTCTTTCTTTTTCAGGAAATCTTGTCCAGTATCACAGATATGGAGATGGGGACACCTATCCAACATTAACAGAGAATAAAGGAACAGGAGATGACCTGACCATGACCAATATGGAATCGGGCGACATAGTAACAGATGTGCCATGAGGTATTTTATAAGACCCATATCAGAATTGGTTGTCATCGATTTCGATGATTCACCTAATGATATCCAGACTGTTCGAAAGTCTTTGGATGGATCGCAGTTCATATGCAAATTCCAAGAAGACAACATACCTGTTGTCTTGCGTGGTCAGAGCAATTACTCAAGAGAACAGATGTTGGCATTCATAGAGATGGATGCTGATGATTGGACTGAGCCAGATGAGCCAGAGACCGATCCCAACGGGTGAATGGATATCCATACCCTCTTGGGTATTTATCCAGAAACACCCCAAGTGGAATTCACAAGACTAAAAGACCAACTCATCATTGGAGGCATCAGATTGATGTCAGCACTTCATGAGAAGACCCCAGTTGCTTCTGGCAATTTGAAAGGGTCCTATCAGATGAGTGTGTTCAATCAAGGCAATGCATTGGTCTTGGATATTACAGCAGACAGGTCATTCCTCAATGTGGTAGATGGAAGAGGAAAGAACCTCACTCCACCACCTGTTGACTCCATCAGAGAATGGATGAGACACAAAGGACTGGATCAGGAATATGCATATGCAGTAGCCAAGAAAATAGGGAAGGATGGCATTGAGCCAAGAGATCTATTTGAAGGATTGGATATCAACACCATGATCTTCCAACCAATGGTCATTGCCATGGGAAGCAGTCTTGATGAGACAGTGAAGGAATGGGGTCAATTATTTGAAAGAAATGAGTCTACTAATTAACAAACTACAACAACCAGATCAGTACGCTCCATGCTTCAATGACATGGACTTTGTCTTTTCAGCAAAGACAGGAATGGATAGTCATGAATCTTACTTGACAGAATTAGTGGTAAGTGGCAATGTGGTATCAACAACAGCAATTCCATTCACTATCAGTAGAGCAAAAGATGGAATTCCATTCAGAAACCCTAGAAGAGTACTGCAATCATATATTGACTTTGACAAGGACTTCAACGGGTCTTTGAACGGGGTCAAGAGTTCACCAGATTTTGCGGTCCAATATGACGTAGAATTAGGTAAGACCTCTCCATTTTGGGTATCTCATCAGATCATTTCACTTTCTCCTACACAATGGAGATTTACAGATGATTCCAACTTGGTCTCAGGCGCAAATGACACACCTCATGGATTGACAGTTGGTGAAACATATCAATTCTATATGTCTTCTTTCGACTACTCTATCAGTGGCGGTACAACAGGTACGTTCAATGGAACAGTGGCCAGTGATTATACTATTGACCTGACAGTTGATACTTCGTTCAGTTCTACCAGTGTATATAGCCATAGTGGTATATTAAGAAGAAATAGTGGAGAGAACTTCAAGATCACTGGGGCTTCATCTTGGAACAACTATGTTGCTTATGGAGCAGCATTCCCTCAAGTCGATCTTGACAGCTACACTCAAAGTGATTATGATCTGTGCAACGGATTCACCAAGAAATTCCTGACATCTGCACCTAATGGATTTGAGATGTTGCCATATCAGAATTTCCACCTAAGAGCATTCAGTGATAATGGATGGGATACCATGCAGATCACCACAAAAGATACCAATGGAACGCAAGTGGGGGTCTACACTATTTCAAATCCATATTCTGCATTGACAGGAGGCTATGAAGAGAAGTTCTTGAAGATAGGAGTTGGACCACAAGACCTTGAAGACCTTTCTTCATTCACGGTCAACTCTGGTCCTTCTGATATTATTTCAAGTAGTGTTACACAATATGATGTTCAGGTATATCTAAATGGATCACCATTCAATTATTCTGAGACAAAGAACTTCAAGATAGATTGTGGTCCTTATGCCAAATATGATGAATACATCACATTGATGTTCCTTGATAGACTTGGAAGCTGGGGGTCATTTGCGTTCCCTATGAAAAGCAGGGTCACTCATAGTGTGAACAGGAAGACTTTCTTCAAAGACAGAAGTAGATACAACCAGAAGCAGTCTCCATATAAGTCAACAACGATACAAAATAGAGGATCTCAACAGTTCGCAATAAGCGACAACAGAGAACAACTGGTGAACACCAAATACTTGACAACAGCAGACGCAAAGTATTTCATGGAGTTGGTCAGCAGCCCTTGTGTATATGAGAAGATAGGAACTACCATATATCCAGTTGTGATCCAAAATGGGAGATTCGAAGAGAAGAAGACAAGAAATGATGGGCTGATCTCTTATTCCTTGAAATATACGAGGTCACTTGAAGAAGAAATCAATATCTAAATGAGAAAAGATGTCAAAATACTGATCAGCAAGCCTGTTGAAATACCTGCATTTGATATAAGTCAGGTCAACCCTATTGTCCGAAATCCAGACTTCACAGGAAGTCTTGCTAAATGGACACAAGGAAACGGTTGGACATGGAGTTCAGATGAGCAAGCATGTTATGTAGATGATGGAACACATGCAGCCATGTATCAGACCATTCTGGACATGCCTGCTGAAAGACCCTACAAATTCACAATTGCAATTGACAACTACGTTCAAGGTGCTATTCAGGCTCAATTCGGGTCTATCGTTCAAAGCTTCTCTGGAAATGGAACACATACATGGAACTTCTATGCAGATCTGAATGCAGGGTTCAGTGACACCTTGTACTTGCAGCCAATTTCAGGTGCATCTGGATATTTTGAAGGATGCATCGACCGTGTTGCTCTTGTGGTTGATGATACTTATGAAGTACCTACAAGAACAGAATATCAAGCAGCAGGTTGGTTGGATACCAAGGAAGATTCTCCAATAGCATTGAATGGTGCATTGCACGCTTTCCAAGATCTTAGAACAAGAAATACGTCATATTCGAAAAGATTCCAAGTACCCAATTCCAATAGAAATGCAAAGCTTCTGGACCATATCATTGAAGCTTCTTCTGAGAAGTTCAGCAAAGAAAATGGAAGGATCAATGTTGCCAAGAAATTAAAAGCAGATGTATATGTGGAAGATACTCTTGTATTTGAGGCATGGCTTCAAGCGTATGGATCCAACAAGTACAGGAATGACCAAGAAGGTAGAGATTCAGAAATAGAATTGGTTCTTCATGACTCAACTAGGGATTTCTGGTCATTAGCACAGAACTATCATATATCTGATCTTCCTGTTGACCATTTGAACCATAAAAAGAAGTGGAGCAACATATGGACCACTTGGGGAACCACAGATGGTGCTTACAAGTATATATTACCATTTGTCTCAGAAGAAGAACACGTAGAAAACACTGATGAATCTGATCTGAACAAATACATGAAGGTCTCTCATTTTGATCCTGCGTTCAGTTATTTGTACATGATAAATAGAGGGGCAAATGAGCTAGGATATGGCATTACAACACCTCAATCAGTTCTTGATAATTTGCAAAGATATATAGGCAAAGAGCAAGTACTATCAAAAGAACAGGCAAGACTGAATTCATTTGAGGGTCTTGTAAGAGAGAACGGTCTTCCAAGTTTGGCAACGAACAATTCTATTCAAGAAATAGGGCCACTTGGATTGTTGAGCGATGCAACTTATGACCCATCTGGTGGCTGGAATTTGAACCCTGTCCCGTTCTCATGGACCGTACCCATAAGCGGAGAGTATACATTCAATGTTGACCTTCCATTAGAGATCATAACAGCAGGTGGAGCAATTGGAGGACTTCCAGAAGAGCAAGGACAGACAAATCCATGGGAACCATCAATTGTCAAGATCATCATCAGGAAGAATGGACAAGACCTTATTCAGGATGAACAGAACTATTCATGGAGCACTGGACCATCAGGTGGAACACAGGGCTTCATCAACATGAAAATCGAAGATGTTGTTGAGACGCTTGAGGTGAATGATTACATCACATTGCATGTATACCATTTCAATAGACAGTACTTTAGGAGTGGTTCTCCTGGTTCTGGGGTATTGACCACCGTCGATCTTTTAAGACAACCTAATTCAGAATGGTCTGTCAACAAGGTCAATGATGGATTTGGAGAAGGGTCAACAGTAGAAATGAAGGAATTCCTTCCAAAGGATACTTCATTGGCCGACCTTATAGAGGACGTATGTCAGATGTTCAATATGATACCTATCATAAGGCCTAAAAACCCAAAACAAGTCATACTAGAATACAACGATGAGCTATTTGGAAGGAACAGTCCATTTGAAAACTTTAGGGACCCAGCTATATATACAGGAAATACATATGAAGAACTTAGAAATAGCCTGAACAAGTATGATGAAGGCATTGATTGGACACATAAAGTAGACAATGCATCAGACGTTGAAGAGGTCTACATGTACAAGGTGGGAGCAGATCAGTACAATTTCTCATACCCAGAAATTTCAACTGAAACGTCAAACTTGTATAAAGCAAAAAGAGGGATCCCATTCGGAAGTAGAGAACTGAAATTGGATGTTGATTTTATAGAAAAAACAACAACAATAGGCCCTAAAAATGTAGGCATTGTGCCCATTAGAGAAAACATGCATGGCAATTATGTTCCAGATATAGATGTTGCACAAAGGCCTTCGAATGATGTGTTGTTGTACTCTAAAAGAGTAAATGTAAAGACCAGTGATATTGGTAGCACATCTTATTCAGCAGCCACCAATTGGAACAATTACTTGATCAACAGTAATCATGCGAACATATTCCCAAAGAGGAATAAAATGCCAGTTAGATGGTATGATTTCGCAAATGAGGAATTCAAATATGAGCAGATACCGTTCTATCCTTGGAATCAACATGCTGCTGCTCCAATAACACACCATTCTTATCCAAATTTGAACTTCAACTCTACAACAGACACATTCACTGCTGAAAAATTTGGATTTGGATTCAACACAGGATTGGTCAACACTTTCCATAGGAGACAGATTCAATCTCTTGGAAATACCATGCTCAAGGCAAAGTTCTATTTGGATGAAAAGGAGATGGAGCATTTGAAGAACAACATGGACACCAAAGTGATATTCAGAGAGAGAACATGGTTCATCAACAGGATCATTGATCATGTATTTGGTGACAATGAGAAGACTACAACAGTGGAATTGATAGAAGAGAAACCATTCGGACAAGGCCTGTTCAACAACATATTGGAAGAAGAAGAGGGAATAGAGCCTTTGAACATTCCTATAGACAGTGATGGTAACCTTAGGTCATCAGGAGGCATCAACAAGAGTTCTGTTGTTGGTGGAAATGGGTCTGTTCTACAAGGCAAGAAAGGTGCGGTCATTGGATCTACAAAAGACCTAGTTGTCACTGAGAGTGGAGAGGTGTTCCTTGGAGACAATCTCAAAATAAAAGATGGACAGATCCATAGAACAGGAGAGTGGTCCGTTGGTGGAGAAAGTGAGAACATCGATTCTACTGCATGCGAGAAGACTGGATGGATCATAGGAGGCAATGAGAACGAGGTCAGACAATGGTATTCTGGATGTTGTGATGATGTCAGATACCATTGGTTGATCGGAGGAAAAGGAACTGTGTATCCAGAGGAATACGACACATGATCTGATCCAACTGGATTTCTGACAAGGGGTGGGTATTTATCCAATAAACACCCCAGATGTCAGACAACTTTCTATTAAGGGTAAGCCCCAAAGTATTTGCACAATCTCCAAGTACTGTTCATTCTTTCAGGAATCTGAACAAGTACAGTGGTGACACGTTAGCAGCAGGGCCACATGAGCTTGGTATCTGCCTAGATCCACTTGGGCTTGTTATCACTCACTATTCAGCAGCAACATCAGCTTGGACCTATTCCCATATACCTGTGTCAGGGGGATCAGTAACCTATACTCCATTCACAGGAGCATTCCTTCCAACAAGTGGAGGGACCATGTTCGGAGCATTGAACATCAGCGCAGGAACAGATATCAATCTTTCCTCTCTCGCTTCTTCTGAATCAAGGATCAAATGGGATTCTGATGCATTCCTAGACTATGATGATGGCCAGAATGAATTGCAGGTCATAGCTCCTACCATCAATCTATCTGGTAATACATGGTTGGAAGGGTATCTGCAAATGCAATCCAACAATATCTACTTCACCAATGCAAGTGGCAACACCAATGTTCTGGTAGGCTCCATCAGTTCGACTGGCAGAACATGGACCTTCCCTGACAAAGATGGAGTTGTTGCACTGACCAGTGATATCACAGGTGGTGGTGGCTCGAATTACGTCCCAATATCAGGTGGAACATTTGAAGGTGATGTGGTCTTGAGCGGTCAATCATCAAATGCAATTCTATATGCAGACACTGGTGGAACAGTGACTACAAGTGCAGACATGTACTTCATTCCTTCTTCTACCACTTTGTCCACAAGGGCAATTGATGTACGTGAAGAGATCGCCTTTGGTGGAGTAGGATTGAACTTCTCCAACTTGATAGAAAGACAGAATTTCCATGTAAGTGGATTGGACATCAAATCTGCTGTCACCATAACATCTTCCGTTGGACACTTTGACACGATCTATCACTTCTCCACTGTGGGAAGGACATCACCCATCTTCTATCTACCAGCAAATGGAGCAAGTGCAGACGGTTCCAAAATAACCGTCACAGATCCTGATGGAAATTGGGGGACGGTCAACCTGACCATCAACGGGAACGGAAAGAACATAGAAGGCTCTTCAACAGTGGTCAAGTCAACCAATTACGACCACGCCACTTTCATTTTCAACTCCACTTCTGACCAGTGGTTAAGCATCTAAGCCATGGAAAGACAGAGCATACTAAGACTCATAGTTGATGGTGGAAACTCCAAGCAGACCATTGGAAAACTTGACCAGAGCATCATCAAACTGAATAGAACTGTTGTTGATGCAAGAGAGAAGAAAAGAAAACTGACCAAGGCATTCAGAGAAGGAAAGGTCTCTCAGGAAGCTTATGCAGATGGTGTTCTGAAACTCAACAACACCATCAAGAAGCAAGGAACCGAGTTGACCAGACTCAGGAGAAAGGCTCTTGGTATGGGCAAGACATGGAGCAACCTGTCCAAGACATTGGGTGCAGGTGTCTTGAGGTTCGCTGGAATTACATCAGGGGTTCTCCTGTTGACCAAGGCAATATCTGGGGCCTTCACTACCATCAAGGACTTTGATCAATCACTTGCAGACCTAGCTGCTGTGATGGGAAAGAACAAAGATGAGATGGAAGCACTCTCAGAAAATGCGCAAAGACTGGGAGCAACCACTGCATTCACTGCTGAACAAGTATTGAAGCTTCAAAAGGAACTAGCAAAGCTTGGGTTCACAGAGCAAGAGATCGTTGCATCCACTCAGGCTGTGATCAACCTTAGTGTTGCAACAGGAACAGACTTGGCAAGATCAGCAGAGGTTGCAGGAAACACATTGAGAGCATTCCAATTGGATGCTTCTGAAATGACTGATGTAGTAGACATCATGACCAAGTCATTCTCTTCATCTGCATTGGATGTGGAGAAGTTCGCAGAGGCAATGAAGAATGTTGCACCTATCGCACAGACAGCAAACGTTGACCTTCAAACCACAACAGCACTTCTTGGAACGTTGGCTGATGTTGGTATCAGTGGTTCACTAGCAGGAAACCAACTCAAGAGGATCATATCAGAACTGGCAACAGAAGGTTCCAAGTTGTCTACTTCATTGGGTGGTACCATAAAAAATGGAGAAGACCTTCAAGAGGCATTTGTGAAGCTTTCTGCTTCTGGATTGACCTTGGGTCAAGCGGAGGATTTCGTTGGGAAAAGAGCCAAAGGAGCATTGTTGGTCCTTGCAGAACTATCCTCTGTCACAGCAGAGCTTGATGAAGCATTGGAAAGTGCAGGTGGAACTGCTCAGGCAATGGCAGACACTCAATTGGATACATTATCTGGGAAGACCAAATTGCTCAAGAGCGCTTGGGATGGACTGATCTTGTCCATTGATAATGGAGAAGGGGTCATATCAGACCTTGTAGGAGGTTCCCTTGGTCTTCTGATCAAATTGTTGGAAGACATTCAAGGCAAAGAAATAACCCTAAGGAACAAAGGTGTAGCACAGGCATCAAGAGAATTTGAGGAATACAGGGACACGATAAGTGAGGTCAACGATGTGATCAACGATAGCTCCAAGACCTTCTCTGAACAATATGATGCTGTTGACCAATTGAGGATCAAACAAGAAGAGCTTGAGCAGTCTGCAAGAGTATCACAGCGAACATTTGAAAGTTATGGTGGAGCAATTGAGAATTCCTTCGATCAGCAGGATCAAGTGCAATTGACCAAACAAAGATTGGATGAATATGTGGAATCACAAGAAGCACTTATTGATTCTGGAAAAAGAGCAGATGCCACATTTGAAGAGCTTTCTGCTGAATTCAACCAAATGAAAGATTCCTATGGTCAAAATGCAGAAGCAAGCAAGGAACAAGCAAGGCTTCTGGGAGAAGAGATCATAAAAGCAAATGAGTTGGTCCGAGCAAACAAGCTCAGATTGAAATCTGATGAAGAACTCAGAAATCTTGTAGGTGAAGGAGACAAACTTGCAAAGGACATATTGGTTGAACGTGCAAAAGAGAAGGCCAAAATAGACCTTGAAGAGCTTGAGAGACTTGAAAAATTAGAAGATCAAAGAGAAAGAAACGCACAAAGAGAGAGGGAAAGAATTGCAGAACAACAGGCTGCAAAGCTTGCTTCACTCAATGCAGAAGAGGAACTAAGAAGAAGAATAGAGGAAAGAGTTGAAGATGTGGGTCTCACTGGATTGGATGCAGAGGAAGAGGAACGTCTTGTCAAGTTGGAGACCATCTATGAGAAAGAGTTGAAGTTGGCAGAAGGGAACTTCGATCTGCAAACGGCATTGAGAAGACAGTTCCTTCAAGACCAATTTGACCTTGAGGATGAATTTGCTGCCAAAAGAGAGAAGAAAGCACAGGATGAATATAAGAAGAGCCTTGATGCAGAACTCAAGAACCTACAAAGTGAACTTGATCTTCAAGTCAAATTTGCACAGGCAACATTTGGAACAGAAAAAGAAAAGGAAGAGGCAGTAAGAGACCTCAAACTGGACTCTTTCCAAGAGCAAGCAAGACTGCTCTTCATGTCAACCAATGCATTGAAAAATGCAAGCGATGAACAGAAGGCATTCTTTGATGACCTCCTTGGTTATATAGAGGAGAACAGTGTTGACCCAGATACAGGGCAAAAGAAATCATTCATGTCTTCCTATTTCGGGCTGGATGAAGAGACCTCTGCTCAATTGACAGATGCTATACTGACATTCAGCAAGAGTGTGTCTGATGCCATATTCCAGAATGAACAACAACAGAGAGAGAGGAAATTAGAGCAATCCATCAAGACCAATGACCTTGTATTTCAAGCAGAAGTTGACAGGCTCAAAGCAGAACTTGAAGCTGGGACCATCACAGAATTGGAGTTCAGCAACAGGAGGGAAGAGATCCTGAAAAAACAAACAGAAGCAGAAGAGAAGATAAGGAAGGCAGCATTTGAAAAGGACAAGAAAGCCAAGACAACTCAAGCCATCATCAACGCTGCATTGGCTGTTACAAGTGCATTGACGCTTCCACCACCTGCTGGATTTATTGCAGCAGGATTGGCAGCAGCATTGGCAGCAGTTGAAATCGCTACCATCAATGCACAGCAGTTCAAACATGGAGGATTGGTAAGTCCTGTCATGGCCAATGGAGGATTGTTGAGCGGTCCTTCACATGCAGGTGGAGGTATTCCAATTGAAGCAGAAGGTGGAGAGTTCGTGATCAACAAGAGAGCAACAGAAGCATTCCTTCCATTGCTTGAATTGATAAATGCATCCACTCTAAGCAACAGAACGCCAACAGACCTGAATTTGCAGGAAAGGTTCACAACTGGTGGAGTAGTAAGAGGAACAGCTCTGGTCAACGAAAGGGGTCCAGATGAGCAACAGATGGTCAGGGCATATGTCGTTGAAAAGGACATCAGTGATGCACAATCCAACAACAACAGGAGGTCAAGCTTCTCAGAAATAGGGGGTTGATTCCACGTATTTATCAATAAAAGAACAAGAAAGATGATACCAAAATTCATAACACAACTTTCACCATTAGGTGGAGACATACAAGAACAACTGACACAATTCTTAAATGATGATGAAGTTGGGGCAGATGCTGTTGGCTTTGTAAAATCACCAGCAATAAAAATTGGGTTCCATGCTTACAGTGCAGAGGAAAATGAGCCAACCCAAATGATGTTGAATGCAGACCCCAAGAAGAGGTTGATCACATCACCACTATTGATCCCAGATCAGGTCATTGTTGGAAGAAATCCTGATGGGTCTCTTCGACAAGACAAGTGGACCAAAGAAGTTGTCATGGGTATGGCTTATAGATATATGAAAGAACTCAAGATCCATTCACTCAACTCAGAGCACAATGCAGAAGAGAAGTTGAATGGTGTACACCTTGTTGAATCTTACCTGTCAGCAGAGAATGATTCAAAATTGAAGGAACTTGGATTTGAACCGAAATTCCAGAAACTTGGATATGAAAATATCCCAGAAGGAATTTGGGTGACAACTTATTATTGTGATGAGTCCCCAGAGGGTGAAGCTGTATGGCAGAAAGTCCTTGACGGGACTTATGAAGGAGTCAGTATAGAATGCCGAACATGGGAGTCTCCTGAGACAATTGCACAATCAGGGAAAGTAACTGACAAGGAGCTGGAATTCATCAAAGACCTTGAGAGAGTTGCTCACATGAAAGAGAAGGACAGGATGGGTGCATTGAGATTTGTCTTGAACTCATACAAGGACAAGTTCTAAGGAAGAGCAAAACACCAGACAAGAAGAGGGTCATTCGGCCCTCTTTTTTTATGTCCAGACCCCACTTCTCAGAAATATAAAAAACGTCCCAGTATTTACAGGGAAATAAAACACAAAACACAATGAGTGATTTTAAGAACAAAGTGAACCAGATCTTCTCTTTCCTGAACAACAGTTCAGAGGAAGTAGAGAAGGTTGAGGTTGCACAAGAAGAAGTTGTGGAAGAAGTAGAGGCAGTTGAAGAAACTGTTGAAGCTGTTGAAGCAACAGAAGAACAAGAAGAAACTACATCAGAAGAGACTGAGGTTGTTGCTAGTGAAGGACCATCCATTGAGGAGCAATTGAACTCTGCCAATGCTAAGATTGAAGAGGTTGCCAACGCAGCCAAAGAAGCAATTGAGGCTCTTGCAGAAGAGATCGAGACCTTAAAGAAGAAGCCAGCTACCAAGAAGCAGAAGGAATTGGAAGATGTAAAACCAGAGGCATCCAAGTCCAGTGACTATTCATGGATTGATGACTTGATGGTGGACTACAAATTCAAATCATAATTGACCAAAAAAACTAAAACACTATGAGTCATATTTTCGATGGCATAAGCCAATACACAGAACAGAACGCAACA